AGCCAGAAGGATTGGATAGTACATACGGTATTCCCTCGGTAATATCATCGCCGTATGGCATCTATTCTCCTTTGATTGTTTTGTTGCATAAAAGTATGAGCAGTTTAGAGACATACTCAGGTCTATGATCTAGTTGTTAAGCAGGCAAACTTGGTGTGAAGTGTTCCGCCTGTGCCTGTTGCTCGTCATAGACCGATTTAGGCATTGAGGTGTATTCCCCGTTGCCTCGGTCAATAATGGCGTGAGTTTCTACTACGCCGTGTGATTCGACTTCAATAAAGGTTACATTATCCATTTCTATAACTCCGCGTTAAAGGCTATATAAGCCGTGACTGAATTGTTTGCAGTTATGTAATAGGCGCGGTCAGCAGTTAAACCACTTCCGCTAACTAAGTTTAATGCGCCAGCATACGGACTTTGAGTGTTGCTCTGTAATGATGGTGTAACACCTGTCAAAATGTTGTAATTGTTGCCGACTGCCACGGATGAATAATCTATTGAAGTTGGAGCAACTCTCATTGTTACTGGAAATGCGGTGTAACTATGAGCAGTAGTAGTGTTTTCTGCTATTGCACTTCCAAAAGTTGAATAAGCCTGACCACCTGTTTGGCGGTAGTAATAACGCTGGCAAGCGGCTAATTCTCCTTGAAGTGTTCCGCCAGCGCGGGTAAAGGCAGTCGCGACTGAACCCAGTTCAACTTGTACGCCTGTTATTTCATAATAATCGTTTGCACCAGCAGTTCCGCTTGGGTTTGCATTTATGTAAACGGCTAGTTGAGTTGCTGAACTTGCAACTGTTCCAGTTATTGAAAAGCGTTGCCAAGTTGTTGTTAAAGTTATGTTGCTAGTTGCAACTGTTGCAGTTCCACTCCAACTTGAAGTTACATTGGCATCTGTGCCTGTTCCCGAATACAAAGTCGTAGTTAAGGCACTAGAGGCTGCCGAATAGTTTGCACCTGCTCTAGCCCAAAACGACATTACAACAGTCTTGCCAATCAGTTGATAAGACTGAGCATTTTCAATACTTTGAGCAAAGCCCATACCTGAAAGACTTGTGCTGCCTGAGGTTCTTTGGACTCTTGCACAGTATTGGATGTTTGGTAGATTTGTTGTGTCCGAAGTTGTTTGACGGCTAACGCCATAATGCGTTGCGCTTTCCTTTTGCCATCTATCTGCGGTGTATGCAGAGGCAGTCGTTACGTTTGCAGTTCCACGCTGCCAAATGTCCATCGCACCATTAATAACTACATTTTTTCCACCAGCCATTGTGCCTTGATAGCGCAAGCCTGTTGAAGTGGAACTATCTGCTACGAGGCTTTCACCGTTGTTGCCGACAGCCAACCTAGCGGGTGCTGTGGAGTAACCGAATAGATCACCCTTTGCTGTTAAGGGCGAGTTCGCCGTTGTAGGTACGCGACCTGTAGCCATTAGTTTCCTTCTTTCTGTGTCGTGTTAATCTTAGTCAAGTGTTCCACTTATAGCCCAAGTGCCTTTAAGTCGTCAGCAGTTAAACCGAGTGCAGCAAGTTTATCTTCTGCCGTTTTTCTTGCTGCGTCTGCTATTGCTTGCGCTTCTACCTGCTCAGCAGTTGGCAAGGTCGTTGCGTGTTCAGCAGAACGCCAAGCCAGTTCCTCAGCAGTTAATTCTCGTGTAGTTGTTTCACCAGTTACAACATCGGTGATTGTCATTATTTCGCTCATTAGTTCACGCTTCCTAAAATTGTAATAAATCCAGCATCAAAGTTGCCAGCAGTTGCAGTAATTGTTACAGACGAAATCACGCTTGTTCCAATGTATCTAAAACCAAGATTTCTGTTATACAACGACGCCGTGGTATTAGTTGTTTGTTCCATACCTGAATGCACATAACCTGTTTTGATTCCAGTAGTATTTGCGCCTAAAATGTGTATTGCGCCAGCAACATCTAAACTTGACCCTGGCGGAACATCACAAAAATCAACCGAAGTTGTACCAGTTGCGCCGTCTGTCATAAATCTATTTCCTGCACCTACAGTTGAAGGAAAACCTGATTGCCCACCACCACCAAAGAAGAAATAATTTGTACCAGTATCAGCATTAAATGTCACCGTGTATTTTCCAGTTGTGCCGTTATTGCTTAAAGGCGCAATAAAAATCATTAGCTGGTTGTATCCGCTTAAACCGCTTGCGGTGTATGAAGTGCCTGTTCCCATTGAGGTACGGGATAAAACTGACACCCAAGACATACCGCCCGAAGGTGTTGCCCATTTCATTCCTGTTGCTTCAGCCGAATCGGCCGTCAAGACTGTGTTATTTGCGCCAACGCCTAAACGCGCATCGACTGTTGTGAAAGTAAATAAATCACCTTTAGTTGTAAGTGGTGTGACATCTGCCGTTGTTGTCCACGCTGGCACACCGCCACCTGAAACGGCTAAAACCTGTCCAGCCGTGCCAATGCCTAAACGTGTGTTTGTGTTCGCCGTTGCTGATGAATAAACAATGTCGCCTAATGTTGTACCTGGTTGAAGTGCTTTCAGCCGTGTGTCAACGCCTTGCAATGCCACTTCAAAATCTGCGGGCAAATCCGTTACAAGGTCAGTGGCCGTTGGAAGAACAAAACCATAGTTTGAGGTAGGGTTCGTCAATTGAGTTTCCTTTCGTTAAGCGACTATTGTTGCATATTCCCATGTCAATGTCGGCGACACGGTGTTCCATTTTTCGGTTATTGGCACGTCCGACCAGCGCATTGCCTGAAGGCTATAAGCCAACGGTGTCATAAATAGGCTGACGGAAACCTGGTTGTAACTGGCTTGAAATGACCAACCTTCGACAAATCCCTGAAAAACCCCTGAATTCATATTTAGTGGCAAATTCAACAAAGCAATAGGTTGACCCATAAACACGCCCAATAAATTATCACGGTCAGAATCGTCAATTTCTGAATTGGTCAAATCAAATGTGATGTCACTAAAAATTGGAAATGGTTGGGCGCGCAAGGATAAATAAAATTCGGCTTGGTCTAGGGCATCTGCTGAATTGTGCAATGTTGTTGAAATGATTTGGCTTAATTGACCATAAATTGCAATTGAAGCCGCGTCACTGGCTGATTGTTCACTGCTGGAAGTTGCGCCATATCTAATCGTTACGGCATTTCGGACATCTCCTGCGCGAGTAGAAATTGTCAAACCTGCTGCCCTTGCATGATTTGCGTCTAAATCAACGTAACCATTGGCAGCCAGGTATTGGGTGCGGTGTGTCGAATCTGCATAGGCAATTCTGCCCAAAGAATCTTCGCTGATGTAACCAAGTCCACTGGTTGCCAATGCCGAAACCAATGAATAAACGTCAGTAATGTCTGATGAACGCGCCGCCAACTCATAATTGCCAGGACGGTCAATTTCTCCCAAGCCATTGTTTTCAGCATTTGCCCAAGTAATAGTTGGGTCATAAGTCGCCCAATTTTGAACCCCTGCAACTTCAGCCCATGTGCTAAACAACACTTCACGCAAAATATCATAAATTTGGTCACCGTCAAATTCTTTTGGCAAAACACCTTCCGTCAACGCTTTTGGAAGTCTAGCCAATGCACCTAATGCAATAATTGAGTAAGTCTGCGTGAATGTAGTCGAACCCACGTCCCGTACTTCAATGCTGATGTCAACAACATTGCCACCAAAGATTGCAACAAATGTGCCTGTCGAATCTTTAATTTCAACCGTGATGCTGGAATTGATTGAAACTGGAATTGTGGCCTGGTTCACATCTATCAATTGAAGGTTGATGTAACCCGCTTGCGCTTGTTCATAAATATTGCGGCGACCACTGCGAATAGTTAAATTTGCAAGAATTGCGCTGGTGTAAGAAACACCGTCAATTTCAACATTCCAAATGGGATTCCATTGGGTCATACACCCACCAGGCTTCCTGCCCCACCAGTGCCGCGGTAATAAGAAGAATTAAGTAATTCAACAAATTCGCGGGCAGTTCCTTCCTTATCCATTGCGCCATTAATTGTGATGTTTACTTGCGGTTGCGCTGATGCAGCTAAAATTCCTGCAAGTGAATTTGTGTTGACCCCTGATGTGCCAAATGCAAATGCTCGATTTGAAGCCGCTTCAATTGCTGCAAGGCTTTGTGTGCCGCTTGTAAAATTATCAAATGCCCCCGCAATGTCTGTGATTGCTTTGGCTGCCTTTGTCGCAACTGCTGCAACACCTGATGTTCCACCAGTGCCAGTGCCAGTGCCGCCCGTGGTTCCTCCACCAGTCGTTCCACCGCCCGTAGTTCCTCCACCCGTGGTTCCACCACCAGTAAAGCCACCACCAGTTGTGCCGCCTGTTACGCCACCCCGTGAAATTGCACCAGGGGTTCCAGTTGTGGCAAATGATTGCCCACCAATTTTTGGTACTGGTTTAATATCTTCGCCTGGTTTAATTAAATTGATGCCTTTAATAATTAAATTGATTCCGTCAATAGCAGTGTTTAACAATGGCTTAATTGCAGCAAGTACGTTGGAAATCAAATTCAACACAACGCTAGCAATGGAACCAATTAGGTCAAATGCTTTTCCAACAACGGTTCCAATAATAGGCGCGGCATATTTTATGACATCAAAAAAGGCTTGAAATTCATCTTTGTTTTCGACAATGGTCGCCTTAATTTTATCAAATGTAGATTTCATACCGTCAAAGATTGGTAGAACAAATGACTTAATTGCAGCACCCACATCATTGATTGTTCTGCCTAAACCACCCTCACCTTTAAGACTAAAAGAATCTGCCAACGCGGTAATAATTGGAACGGCTTTATCATTGACAAAAGTTATTAAATTGGAAAGCACTGGCAACAATGCAAAACCAATTGTTTCTTTGGCTTCATCAAATGCCACATTCAAACGGTCTAAGCGACCTTGAAAAGTGTTGGCTTCTTGTGCTGCAAAACCAGCAAATGAACCGCGTAAACTTTCATAAACCTTATTGAAATCTTTTGTCTTTAAAATGGATTGGTCAATGCCCAAGCCCAATTTGCCTAAAGCATTGGTGTTGCCGTCATAGGCTTTTCCTAGACTGTTTGAAATCGCCTCTAATGGCTTGCCAGTCGCACTTGATATATCCAACGCCAAACTTAATAATTTTTGGGCTTCCTCGACATCTTTTGTTGAACGAACCAAACGTGAAAATGCTGGTCGCAATTCATCATCAGTGACACCCGTTGCCAACGCGGTCTTTGTTATGTAATCCTCAACGGCTGCAATTTGAGCGTTAGTCGCGCCTGTTGTATTTTCTAAAGTCAGCGCAAGAATGCGTTGGGCTTTTTCATCTTCCAATGCAGCCTTAACGCCGTCAATGCCAATTTTGACCGCATAGGCTCCAGCAGCGGCAGCCGCGGCCACAAATGCAGCACCAATAACTTTTCCAACTTTGCCTATTTTGTCGCCAAAAGAATCAACGTCAGTTGATGCGGTTTTGATCT